AGGTTTCATCCTCAAGGGTTGGTAGGTCGTCGCGTATTGATGTCGGCATGAGGATTAGACCTTAATGATGCGTCCAGACACAAAGTGGAAGTGGTCCTCAAAGCGGGAGGCGAGGCTGGCCGGAACGGCCCAGACAAGGCGCTCACCCTTGACGTCGTGGGTGGACCTGATTTTGATACCGGCCACTTGGATGGAGAACTTGATTGGCTCGTGGCTGTGGGAGGCATAGAGGACGTCGGCGGGGTTGGCTTCCGAGAGGGCCTGAGTGGCCTCTTCCAGGTCTGCGGTGTTAGCGTCAGAGGATGCCTGAGCAATCTCTTCTGGCTGAGGGGTGTCGAGATCAGGTGCTACGTTGACTGAGGACTCAGTATTCTCAACGACGGCGGATTGAAAACGGCTCATCTGATTTCGTCTTTTCTTTGCCATAAGGTGGCTCCTGTGAGTGAAAAAAAGAGGGGGCCGGAATTAACCGGCCCCCAATTATGGTCTATCAAGTGGAGGGCGTCGTCCTAGATGACATCGACCCAGTTCTTGAGGTAGTGGTGGACTTGCGACTGGGTCATTTCGAGACCACATTCCGTCAAGTATTGATGCTTGACGCCGTCGAAGTCGGGAGCATGGATGTCGCGCTGGAGGGTGGTGTCGGCACCTTCCATGTACCTGTAATTGAGGTAAGGCATATCCAGAAAGATCATCGCGTCATCCATGGTCGGAATCTGGCGGAACATGGGATGGAGATGAACCAGGAGGTCGCCAGCGAATGTGCTGTAACGAGCCATAGACACACCATAAGCACCCTCAACTCTTTCAGGTGACCAACGGTTCTTGGCAAGCTCCATGAAGTTGGAGGCTGCGCGGGCACCGATGAACACGACCTTCTCCTTGGAGCCCTTGGCGAAGATGGTCTCGACCAAGAGGCGGTCGAACTCTTTTTCCGTCATCTTGTTGTTGACGGCAAACGCCGAGGCAACGTCGGTGACGCTGGTGATCTGGGTCGTCAGACCGCCAGTGTAGCGGGTGGGCTGCGAGGTGGAGCCGTTGACGATGGCGCGCTTGCCCCAGAAGAAGGTCCGCTCGATGTCGCTCATGTGGAGCTTGAGGGCCTTAGTGACCATCTCAGTTTCTTTCGAGCCGGTACGCAAGTAGGTGTTTTGCAGGGTCCGAGACAGCGAAATGCTGGTCTTGAAAATCTGCGTGTAGTTGAAGTCGGTCGTCGGATCGAAGCTCACCGGGGTCGGGGAGTTCGAGGCTTCTGAGTTGGCCGAGCCGATGACGGCGATCACGTCGTTGTCAACGATTGCGAACGAGGTGCCACCGATATTACGAGCGACCGTGATGGTCGTGCCGGTCGAGTCGGCTGTGGCGCGCATGATTTCACCAGTGGTCATGTTGGTGAGGGTCGTGTCGGTGACGATGAACTGTACGTCAGTATCGGTGTCAATGGTCAGCGCGGTGGCGGAGGCGTTGTAACCGGAACCGTTGTTGATCGTGACGACACGGTCGGGCAGCTCGTCGCGGAAATGGTTGTACTTCGGATCGTCAGTGGACGAGCCGGAGGTCATGGACATCAAAGCCTGGAGGGGCGCTGTGCCATTGGGTTCGAGGAGAGTGAAGAGTTCGCGGTAGTTGGTTGGGCGGAAGTCGGTCGAAAACTCGCCGGTCCCGCGCAGTCCTGCGATAGCAGTCATAAGGAATACTCCCAGTTGGAGGGTTAAGTTCGATCAATGGACCTGTGTGTCCAAGTATTGGGTGGGTGGCCTAAAGCATCACTCCACTTGTACTTGGTCACTTAGTCCTACGAGCTGTCCCTGCGGCAGACTGGAAGAGGGCCGTAGCGCTCATCTGCGGCGTGGTATTGCTTCGATGGGTAGAGAATAGAGGGGGAGTGGGTACTTGTCGTCCCTACTCCCCCATGTTTTTTTACAGCGTGTTGTTTGCTGCCTTCTTCTCGATAGTTGAGTCGACCAAGTTGTTGAGGTAGGCCGTGTCTTCGTCGGTCTTGATTACTTCCGAACCACCGCCAGGAGAGCCTTCGACGCCCGTGAAGGCTTGGCGCTTGGTGGCCAGGTTTTTGAGACGGGCAAGTTCGGGACCATTGGAGACCGCCTTGAAGTCGTTGATGACTGACTGGGCCAGGGCTGGGTCGATGAAGTCCTCAAAGGAGTAGCCACGCTCGTTGGCGAACTGGAAGAAGGCGTCCTGCATATCGTTGGGCAGGCCAGCTTCTTGTTGGGCACGGTCGAGGTTGTTGGCGGCGGCCTGCTTGAGAGCGTCGACGTGCTTTACGTCGGCGGCTACCAGGGTTTGTTCGGCAGCCTGCTTAGTGCCCTGTTGGCCCTGGAGGACTTGTTTGAGGTATCCTGCCAACTGCTGGTTCTGGCCTTGGAGGGAGTGCATGTCCTGGGCCTGCTGGCGGAAGCCAGGAGGGAGGGTGACGCCGTTGTCCTCTTCCCACTGAGTCAAGTCCTGGTCGTACTGAGAGGGGTCTACGCCAGCCCTGGCTGCGCCCTGGCTGGGTATTGCAATGTCGCCAGGTGCCTGGGCTTGGGAGGCAGGGGCCTGTTGTCCACCCATGGTCGGGTTCTTGACGTAGGCTTGGGCGGCGGCTGTTAGGAATTGGGCTACTTGGCCGGGAGAGACGTTCTGGCCCTTGCTCTGGGCGCTGGCGATGACGGCCTTGACCATGTCGAGGACAGGCTTCTGGGCCATGTGCTCCTGGTTGAGGGCGGCATAGCGGTCGAAGGTGCCAGCGATTTGAGTTTCTGAGAGCTGGCGAGTGTTGTCTCCAAAGGCCACGTCGAACATCTTGACGGCCTCCTTCTGGAGGGCGTCAGCTTCTGTGCTTGGGGAGAGGGTGGCGTTGGCGGCCTCGGCCTGGGTGGCCTTCTCTTTCTTGGGAGGCGCGTCTACGGGGCCTAGTTTGTCGCCGGTGGCGGCGGTGATGATGTCTGCATCTGATTGTTCGTGAACGGGCATTGTCTTGGTATCCTTTTATCCCGGCCATAGCGGGGATGGTTGTGTCGGCCTAAGCGGACGGGTGGTCGTGGTCGAATTTTGCCTGTTCGAGCAGGACTTCGTTCTTGAGTTGCTGGATGAGGATGGGCACGACCTCGATGAGTTGTTTACCTGCCCAAAGTGCTCCGCGTTGGGTGTGGAGTTGTTCGATGGTAATGGGCTTGTTGTCGGCCAAGTTGAGGGCTGCCTGGATAACAGCATCACGAATGGTTGTCTCGTAGTCCAACCAGCCGGGGTGGGTGAGGAGGTCTTCGAGGTTGTGCAGGCGCTCTATTGAGTTCATGCGGGGTGGGTACTGTCATTGCTCTTGTTTAGGATTGAGTAGCCAGGGCCATAGGGGGTCTGGATGTGCCACACCTCGCCAGCGCCGTAGACAGAGTCGAAGGAATAGATGAGTTTAACTAGAGTTATTTCTATACCTTGTGGGGCGTAGTAGCACAGCTTGTCTTTGACTAGCTGGAGCTGGAGTTCGCTTACTTTTGGGCTTCTGTAAATAGCCTTTTCGGCGCTGTCTGCGATCTTTAGAATGTCGCTCTCGGCGATGCAGCCGTAGACGATGTCGAGGACGGTCTTGGGGCTAAGGGAGTGGCCAGCGGCCATGGTGGCGGTGAAGATCAGGAAGGCCATAACGGTCGCGGCGATGAGGAAGAAGAACTTGTTTTTCATGGCGAGTTCCTAATTGGGGGCGAATGAGTCAGAGACGCCAGCCCAGATGGCGGCGATGGCAGCGGCGAAGACTACGGGGATGACGGCTCGCTTTATGAGGACGGGGAACTGTTCTGAGGCCAGGCGGATGCGGCGCAAGTGGCGGGCGTCGGCTGAGGCACTGATGCGGGCTTCGGGAGTGGTGGCGTCTACGCCAATGGCGGCCAGGGTTGACTCGGCAGCGGAGCGGCCCGCGGACTCGGCGATGATGATGGCCTGGGCCTGGGTGACGTAGTTACCAGAGGAGGAGGACGTGCGGCGCTCGTCGCCGTCCCAGGACATGGCTAGGAGGCCCAGAGGAAGGTGGCGATCAGGAAGCCAGCGCCGGTCAGGAAAGTGACGAAGGTGGCGACTGTGAGGATCGCGTAAGGGAAGCGCTTAGTGACGAACCGGAGGTTCGAGCGGAGGGCCTTGAGGGACTTGGCGGACATGACTAGGTTCCAGTTGGCCGACGCGGCCAAGGGGGGGTTTCAGGATTTGTCGTTGTGGCGGGGAGGTCGCGGAGCTTTTGCCTGTAGGCTGCCCACGACAACTTGGTATCGCCGTCTTCCTGGTAGTCAGCAAGCTGTGTGTAGTCACTTTCCTGTAACCGGTGGTCTCGTTGACTTCTCAACTCGACCATGGCGATAGCGGGCGCTTCGGCAATAACCTTAGCCTCTTCGTCGTCACGTCGCCGGTTATTGATTGCATCGTATTCATAGCAACGAGGTCCATCTTCGTCATTGATGAGAGCGCCGTAGCGCTTGTTTGCATCAATGGTTTGGTCGTCGGCTAGGCGCAGGCGCTTGGAGCCAGCCAGCACGTCACCATCGGGATCAAGTGTGTAGATTTTCATTTTTTAATCTCACGAATTAGCAATGCCGTAAAGGCGGAAAGTGCCGCTGAAGTTGCCGGTGTCAATGAAAAACTGAATACTGTCGATGGCTGTAGTAGCTCTTCGCCTGCCCCCGCCACGAGCCACAAAAATATCGCCGGAATACTGGCCGTGGATGATGAAATCCCAAGAAATCACTTTGTGTTTTGAGGTGTCCGAAGGGTCTGAAATATAGAGGGTTAGAAATGACCCGTAAGCGCTGCCGTTGTTCAGGCGATAATTATTGGCTAGGTGGCCATTCAGGTCTATGGCGTTGTCGTGAGAGTCGCCCGATCCTGACGTATCAATGATCACCTTGCGTTCATAATCCGAATTCGCAGTGTCATACGAGGCCCCGCCATTAGAGTCGGTCCTGACCTTCAAGAAAGTATAATTGACGGTGGGTCTGATGCCTACGCCGACAATCACGTAAGCGCCATAAGCGCTGGTCAACTGCCCATCAAAATCAACGCTGGCCGCACCGGATGCCGTTACTGTGGCTATGTGGTTCCAAGCCCCGCCCGCAGCGGAGATCACCCCCGTGCCGTCAGCCTTGGTGTAATTGACACATCGAACAGTATTTGCTGCTGTCGAAATCCATTCTGCGACATCGCCCGCCGCCGTGGTAATATTAGCGGCTCCAGGCAGCACCAGAGACCCGCCGTGGGTCATCGTCAACACGCCGTCGAACTGTGTGAAGAAATGCCGGTCGGCGGCAACGGTCAAAGCTGCGAAGTTGGTGGTGCCGGTGATGTCAAAACTATCTCCATCGGTATCGATCACCAGGGGTGAAGCCGAAGCGATATCCCCACCCGTCTGCATTTGAATATAGTTACCGTTAGCGTCGAGGAAGCCACCGAGTACCGGGGAGGAGTCGTCGGATAGTTCTGTAAGGGTGGCAGAGTCCGCGACCGTATTCCAATTGGTCGTGCCAACCGCCGTATAAGTTCGGCTTTCGCCGAAGGCCAGGGAGTTGGCGTCTACTGCGTTGGCAGCGCCGCCGTCGATGGTGTCGCTGAATGTAGCGCCAGGCCAGACCTGGAGGGACTGGGCGGCGTCGGCGTTGATTATTGTACAGGTCTTGCCGCTGACGGCTGTTGGCAGGGCGACGGAGTCGCCATTGGTGCCGACGACGGTCACCCGGTTGATTTCGGCGGTGAGCACTGTGGCCCCGGCCTGTGTCTGGGTTGTGCCAGCGGTGATGCTGTCGGTTGTGGTCACATTTAGGGGGCCGGTCATCGTGCCGCCCGTTAGGGCTACATAGAGGCTGGCATTGATGGCGCTGGCGACCCAGAGGGAGCCAGAATATTTGAACACCGTGTCGTTGCCTGTGTTTAGGTAGACGTCGCCAGCCTGGAGGGCTGAAGCGTCGTCACGAACGGTGGGGGCCGAGGCTGTCGGGAGGATGAAGCGGTCGCTGGAGGCCTGGGCGTTGGCCTCTGCGGTCTCAGCGTTGGTCTCTGCGGTCTCTGCGTTGGTCTCGGCTGTCTCGGCGTTGGTTTTAGCAGTCGCTGCGTTGGTTGCGCTGGTGGCTGCGCCAGCCGCGCTAGAGCTTGCAGCAGTCGTGGAGGTCGCTGCGTTGGTTGCACTGGTGGCTGCGCCGGTTGCGGCGTTGGTTGCGGTAGTCGCGGAGGTCGTAGCGCCGGTCGCGCTAGTGGCTGCGCCGGTCGCGGAACTCGCGGAATTGGTCTCCGCAGTTTCCGCCGCGCTTTGTGCGGCTTGAGCGGCCACCTTTGCCGCCGTAGCGGCGGTTGTGCTTGTAGCAGCAGCCGTTGCGCTGGTGGATGCGCCGCTGGCTGATGTGGATGCCCCGGAGGCCGAGGTGGCGGCGTTTGTTTCGCTGGTTGCCGCGTTGGTGGCTGAGGTGGCCGCGTTTGTTTTGGAAGTTGCGGCGTTGGTCGCGCTGGTCGCTGCGGCGGTTGCGCTGGTGGCCACGGCGGAGACGTCAACGACCAGGGCGATGTCGTTGGCGGAGACGTCGGTGGCAATGGAAGTCGAGGTGTGGCTGACCAGAGTGACGTAGATGTTGCCATTGGCTGGGTCTTCAAAGGTGTCGCCGTTGGTGTAGGCCGTAGAGGTCGTCCAGGTGCCCTTCCAGTCGTAGAGACCGGCAGCGACGAAGATGCCAGAGTTGTCGAAGATGTCGCCAAGTAGAGCGGCGAGGGGGCGACCGCCGATCTCGGCGGCTTCGAGATAGGTGTCGAGGTTGGTGGTTCCGTTGATGGATGAGCGGAACTCAAGCTGGTCTGAGGGAACTCTTGTTGGACCTGCCATTAGTTTCTCTTTCTGGTAGCCGACACAGCGCCACGGAAACGACGCGGCGGTTGAAATATTTTGGTGCGCGTGGCTTTACGCTTAGCAGCCACCTTAGCTTTCCGCGCAGCAAATTTATCTAGAAGGGCTTTCTCCTTAGCTTTCTGTGCAGCTTTCCGCGCAGCAAATTTATCTAGAAGGGCTTTCTCCTTAGCTTTCTGTGCAGCGCTTTTAACTGGAGCCGTATACCCTGGCCGTGCTTTCCGTGCAGCTATTTTAGCTAGAGCGGCTTTACGCTTAGCAGCCACCTTAGCTTTCCGCGCAGCTATTTTAGCTAGAGCGGCTTTATACTTAGCAGCCACCTTAGCTTTCCGCGCAGCTATTTTAGCTAGAGCGCGGTTACGCGTATCACTAGGTGTTTCATGGGCCATTATTTTTGACGTGCCATTAGTTGATTTCACCTCTGGTACGGCCCCTGGCTAGAGGGAGGATGCGGGAGGAGAGCTTGGTGACGGCCCCACTGGCCTCGGCCAGGGAGGCGGTGAAACTGGTCTTCTGGGCGGCCAGATCGGCACGAAGAGAGGCTAAAGAGGCTTCGAGAGGGGCCACGGATTCGCGCACAGCGGCGGCTATGTATTGGCGAATTAAAGGCTCAAGGTTCTTGAGCTGCGAGGTCGATGGAGTAGGCATCTAGGCATCCCGAGGTTGTTAGGGGAGAATATATGTGGAAGGGGGATGGTGTCGTCCCTATGCGGCAGGGATGAGGTTGCCCTTCTCTACTTGGCGGGAGACTTGCTCACCGGGCTGGACGCTTGCGCCACGGGCTAGTTCGCGAAGATTCATTTCCTGGGAGGGAGTTGGGCCTAGTTCGCGGTCCTCAGTGGAGATTTTGAACTGGTCGAGGTCGGTGATGCCCATTGAGCGGATGGCCTCTTCGAGGATTTTGCCAGTTTTGTATTCCATCTGGAGGCCAGTTTGGTTGATGGTCTGGAGCATGGTCATCCAGGTCTCGGCGTTTCTTGTTGGCTCTACGGGGAGGGTGCCGTCGACGACGAGGTAGTCAATGTCGCCCTGGAGCATGGAGACGTCGAAGTCCAGGTAGTCGTCGTTGATGAGGTCGCGGAGACCTGGCGGGGCTTCGGTGGCCGACATACGGAGGGAGCCTTCGTAGATGAGGGCGTCTTGGATGTTGCCAACCATCATGCGGGCCATGGGACGGATGGTGGTGGCGGAGGCGATGCGGGCGATGACGCCGAGGCGCTGGGAGCCAAGTTGGGAGAGGCGGACGATCTCGGTGGCAGTGCGGACGCCACCATCGGCAGTGGGTACGCCTTGTTGGGCGTCGGAGGCGGCGGAGACGCGGAACTGCTGAGCGCCGAGGGTGGCGATGTCGTTCCAATGGGAGCGGGTGACGTCTGGGACTTCGGCTATGTAGACGCCGTCGCCAGGTTTGACGCCGGGGAGGGTCTGGACGACGCCCCACGGGTTTCGGTCGATGAGGTCGGCCACGTTGACTTGAGTGGGGTCGACGAAGATGAGGTTGTTGAGGGAGGCTTGGACGTTGTCGACACGAGAGCGAAGCAACCAAGTTGCGATGTCGTGAATGGGGAGAAGGAGGTCGTAGAGAGACTGGCCGAGAGATTTGTGGCGGTCGAAGTAGAGGGAGCCGATGACGATGGGAAAAATGCGGCCATAGGGGTTGAGCTGGAAGCGGATGATGGCTTCTTCGTCGATGACGGTAACGAGCATCCAGATTTGACCGACGTTGGGGAGGCCGACTTCGTAGCCGTTAAAGCGTATCCACATCTCGTCGATCATGCGGGCCGGGTCGAGGTGCTGGTCAAAGTCGGTGACAGTTGAATCAGAGGGGTCGTTGCGGTGGGCGTTGCCTTCTTCGCGTGCCCACTTGTGGATTTCCCAGCCACGGGAGGCTGCGGTTCCCTTGCCGCGCCGGAGGCCGGGGTACTTGTTGAGCTTGGGATACTGGCCAGTGGCCAGGAGGGCGGAGGTAGAGACGGTGTCGACGAAGATCATAAACTGCATCCGTTCCCAGTCGCCCCAGGTTACGCGGGGGTCGGGGAAGGCGCGGCGCGGATCAAAGTTGACGATGTGGTTGGTGTTGGTGTTGCTGTCCCAAACGATCTTGGTGGGGGCGAAGCCGTAGCGGATACCGTCGAGTTGCATTTGGGCCATGCGGCTCTCGCCAGCGGTGCGGCGCATGTGCTGATGGAGGAGGCGTTCGAGGATTAGGGATGCCTTACGCGACTTACGGTCCATGCCTTCGAGCTGGAACATGGGATTGCGGCCAGTGAGGGCCGCCATCTGGTAGGTGAGGACGGTATCGGCAACGGCGCGGGTATCGGAGATGACGGCCTTCTCGCGGAACTGGGTGGCGTCGGGTGGGACGTAGAGGTCATGGGCGCGGTCAGCGTCGCGCCAGTGGTCGTAGCGCTTTTCCATTTGGTGGTGGGAGAGCTTGCCGCAGGCGCGGACGAAATTGAGGAGCCGGAGTTCCTCTTCTTCGGTGAGGTCGTCGGAAATGTCCTCGTACTGGGAGAGCTTCTGCCAGTGCGAGGAGAGGTCGACGATAACCTCTTGGTGAGAAGAGGCGAGGACGGTGCGGTAGTTCACGGCTAAAAGACCGAGCAGATTAAAAAGATGACGCCGGAGATGGTGGCGACGACAGCAACGACAAAGGAGACGACAATCCAACCGAAGGCTCCACGGAGGTCTCTTTCAAAATCATTTATCATGGCGACCGCCTACTTCATCGGAACGATGTGGACGACGCCGTCAGATGACTTCTTGATGGCGGCGATCTTGTCTGTACCGTTGAGGATGTGGAAGAGGCGTGGGAGGCTGGCGGGAAGGTACATGGTGGTGGCCGAGGCTGTGGGGGCGGAGCCA